CCCAAGAGGCTACTATGCCTTCTTTAGCTCCTAATTATGGATTTTGTTTCCGAACTTTGCTAGAAGCACCTAGTATAGAGGCCAGGATTTCTAATTTGAAGGATGCTATTCGCATAGCTACGCACGGTAAAGATATCAAATGTATGCCGTCTTACTTCGAAAAATGGGAATCTTTAACTACTAAGCCGATAGCCGATATTTTACGAAAATCAGTAGAAGAAAAAATCTTATTATTTGCATCATTATATTATCACCTATGTGAAATGATATATGGTCCGTTTGATAGACCTCACTTGCCAATGATGTTTCAAGGTATGGATCCTTTTACTTTCTTTGTTTGCTTGATATCGAAAGATATCATGTATGGCGAATGGTTCTACAGAAAATATACATTTTCTGTAGTGGAGCTAGAAGGTATCGATGTCACTATTCGTATGGACAAGCCTACTATCGACGCGATGAAAGACTATGCTAAATATTCTTTTACTAAATTGATTCAATGGAGACTTAAACAATCTACATTTGTTGGTTTTGTCTTTGATTTTACAGTATCTTATGCTTTCTTTACCGCTCTTGCAAAGACGGTACAAGGAGGTGTGGCTTTATTGCGTATGATCAAGAATTTCGTAATAGATAAGATATTCGGAACAGAAGAAAGTCAGAGTGTATCTCCTAGACACCAGAAGGTTGTTACTATGAAAGCTCGATTAGACAATGCACAGCACGCGCAGAAGTCTGTTGAACTTCAAATGAATGATACCGCTGGTAGGGATCTTGTTAAGAAAATTAATCGTGATAATACGAATAAATTTACTGTACAATCCCCTGGTATGCCTGATTCTGAAAGTATGTTTTACGGAGACGTAGTATGGCTTGATTCTAGTACTTTTGTATGTCCTGAACACTTCGCAACACGCATGAGAGTGTTGTCTGATGATGTTTTGGCTAACAGCAAAGTATATATTTTAGACGATGAGTGTCATATTATTACTGAAATACCGGCGTTAGATTTTATAGATGATGGTTACATTTCTAAAGAAGGAGATAGCCACTTGTTGTGGTATCGTCTTCCTAAACCTCTAGCACTACGAAAGAGAGATATTACGTCTTACTTTATCAAAGACAGTGATTTACATGCCTTATCTAACGAGGATCTGGACATAATTATGAAAGTAAATTCAGATGATGGAGCTTTGCGAACATCTTCAGCCAGAATTACACAATATCATAATGCTGCCTTGAATCTTCGTATAGCCAAGGTTTTGAACTACAAGATTGATACAGGAAATGGTGATTGCGGATCTCCTATTCTGCTTCGCAAGAAGCGCTTAGGAAAACGTCGCATTGCTGGTATTCATGTAGCGGGTACTTATAAGGGACACAATAGCAGAGATGCTTGGTGTTCTATCTTAACTCAAGAAGCTTTAGTTGAAGCCTACAAGCATTTAGATGTTACAGATGTCAAAGACGAATTAGTAGAACTACAAGGTGCTGCTATGTCTATGAAACATTCTCCATACAAAACTAACAAGATTATACCTTCGGTGATTCAGGAAACCTCTTTTCCATCACCCACTAAATTTCCGGCTATGTTAACACCTCGTAATGGGATTGATCCTTACGCTAAAGCTATAGCGCATTATTCTGTTCGCAGACCGTTAACCTATAACGAAGATAATCTTAAACTAGCAACAGACGATTTAGTCAGTTACTGGTGCAGTTTTCCATGGCATTTAGATAGTGAATTGCTTACTGTAGAACAGGCTTTATGGGGTGACCCATCTAATGCTTATTACAATGCTATTCCGTCTAGTAGTAGTGTTGGTTATCCATTCAAGTTTACCGATCCTTATTACAAGCAACGCTTGTTAGGTGATGGTGTAGCTCGAGATAGTACCAACGCATTTTTTCCCGAATTTCATCGTCGAATTTGGTTCTTAATTGAGCAAGCAAACGCAGGTGTAAGGATGAATTACTACTACACAGACAATCTAAAGATGGGATTAGTTTCCGCTGCTAAAGCAGAAGAAGGAGTTACTAGAGCATTCTCTGGTAGTTGTTTCGAATTATGTACAGTTACTAAATGTTTATTTGGCAAACTTGTTGAGTTTACGATGGTACAGAGCATTGAGAAAGGTATGGCAGCTTCGGTGAATGTATATAGCTCGGATTGGAAAAATCTAGCTATGCATTTAGCGCAGTTTAGTCCTAATTTTGAGGAAACGAAAGTACTACCCATTGATTATTCTAAATTTGATGCTAGTCATACTCAAATCATGTTATCAAATTGTT